ATGAAGGGAGATTTTGTAGCATGAGTCACTATTCAACACTAAAAGGGCTGGGTAGAGCGATTGCATACTTCCCGCAGCTCGGCATTTACCTGGGTAATCCGTTGGCAGGTATATTCCTAAGTCAGCTTGTATATTGGCACGACAAAACCGATTGTGAATTGGGTGTATATAAGACATCTGAAGAATGGCATAAAGAAACTGGTCTTACTTACAGTCACCAAAAAACTGCCCGTACATTGCTTAAAGATTTGGGTATTTTGAGTGAAACAGAGAAGCGCTTAGAGCATAAGCTGTACTTCAAATTAAACATTGATGCATTCGATGAATGGTTTGAAAAGTGTATTAATTCTGATCAAAACAGCGAAAGTGAAACTGCAAATTCCCGAACGCGAAATCCTACATTCGGGAGTGAAGAAAAACCTCATTCGGGGACAAAGGAATCCTTTATCCGCGGTGAAGCTGAAAGCACATCCGTTATACACAATATTACTTCAGAGATTACAACAGAGATTACTTCAAAAGATTTAAGTACTGCTGCAAGCAAGAAACCAAACAAATTTGATTTCAAATCTACGTTGATCGAAAACGGTGTATCTGAAAAAACTGCAACTGAATTTATGCAGGTTCGTAAGGCAAAAGGCGGGGTGAATACCGAGCGTGCATTCAAACTTCTTGAAAGCCAAATTGCAAAAGCAAATTTAACGTTTGCTCAAGGCATCGAGTATTGCTTAAACCGTCAAAAACCTTGGGCAGCATTTGAGGCACAGTGGTATTTCAACGAGCAAAACCGCACTTCGCAACCACCCGCACCAGTTCAACAACCTTTGGAACGCCGTCGTTTTGGCAGCCAAGCAAATCAACCAGCGCCAATGCGTGATGTTCAAGGAGAGTGCGCATGAGCAATATCCAATTATTTGAGCAAGCATTTGCGATTGATTTCCCAGTTGAAGTAGCGGACATGGTTCTTCAGCGCATGAGTGATCTTTACGGATCAGCATTCACGAAAAACTTTGAGGTTTATGCGGATGAAGAACTTCGCCAATTGGCATGCACAGTCCTAAATGGCCTAACCCCAGCAGATATCGCACGTGGCTTAGCACGCATGAACTCTGAAGAGTGGTGCCCGAAGAATTTACCGACATTCCGCAGCTGGTGTGAACAGGGCGGTGATTGGTGGACTGCTGATATGGCTTGGGCAAAAGCAATGCAGTTTGAATCAGATCCACAAACGAAGATCACAACGCTTACCAAGCGTGTACTTGATGAAGTTCGCCATGTGTTGAGCGCAGAGGGACAGAAATCGGCTCATTTCGCTTTCAAAGATATTTATGTGGATTATCTACGCCGCGCTAAGGCAAAGGGTATGACGCAAGAAATGTGGGTGAAGCCTAAGGCTCCAAAGCAGCTCGATAACCATGATCGAAATCGTAGTTGTGTTCCTTGCCCACCTGAATTATTGGCGACATTGGGGAAGACTTATAATCGTGTAGGGGGTGAAGCGTGAACAAAGAAGAATTTCAAGCTCGAATTACAGCAGCTCAAGCGGGTAAAAACACCACATTTTCGGAACTAGAGAAAAAGAAGACCCTGCGTGAACAGCTTGAGAGTGATTTGGAGTTGTTTTTAACGTGTGGCGGTGAAGTGAATGAATTGCCTCAAGGTTTCTCTGGTGAGCTTCGTAAGGGGTGGAACAACGGACAACCAAAACCTCAAAAGACCATGCATGAAATTATGGCAGGCACTGTATCAGAAACTCATAAGAAGCGCGCTCGACAAAAGGAGGATCAGGCAACGCTTACAGAGATTAAAGCTTTGGATCGGTGGTGCAAAGAACGCAAAGGCCGTGGTGGTGAGCTATGTCGAGAGTTGAAAGTGGCTCATTCATTCATATCGCAAATAACCCAACAAAATAGACCATGCTCAAAAGAGCGTTATGAGCAAATTAAGTTAGCAATGAAAGCGATTGAACAACGGGAGCAGGTTGCATGAATCTAACTATCGAGCGCATATGCGAAGTCGTGAATGATGCACCAGAGGGGTCGGGGATTTTCCTTGAGGTTGATGAACGCGACTGCACGTATTTTGCTAAAACCTCAGAATATTCTGATGAACCCGCAATGGTTTGGAGTGTGAGTGCTTGGGAGAGTGTTGATGATGGATATCCACACAATGGTCGACTTGATCACAAGCCATACATTCCGATTGAAGTATTAAGAAAAGCTATTGCTGACCACAATCGCACCGACCATGTAACCGATATCCGCAATCACATTAGCCCCAATACGAGAGTTTCGGAGGCGCATGTGAATGAAGCATATAAATTAAATAGATTGGGGTGAACGATGAAAGCAGGCGACCGCGTAAAAGTGGATTTTGTTGGTGAATCAGCAACGATTTACTCAGGCAAATGCTTCACTGGATACGGTGTATTAGATCGTGTTGAAGATGGCCGTGTATTTGGGCGCTTGGATGATGGAACACCTTTCATGTGTTTGTGTGCTGATGTGGAGGTGGTTGAGTGATGAGTGATTTTAAGTATCTCCTAATTTGGATTGGCATATTTCACGTGTTCTTTGCTGTTTTGGGATTTCTCGATGTTCTTCATTACCGACTCTACATTGGTGTTGAGGATAAGGTGATTGTAGCCAAGTCAGAGTGGGAAGAGCTCAAAGCCCTGCGAGGTAACAATGACTAATCTCCGTATCACCGCAGCACAGGCACGAAAAGCCGGTATTGGCCCTCGATTTGGTGTAACAGCCAAGTCGGGGAAAAAGAAATCTAATTCAGATCCAATGCCAAAGGTTCCGGCTCATCTGGTAGAAGGGAAGGGATTTGGTGTCATGAATGATGAATTGCTCTGGTGTGAAGTTTTAATCACACCTCCTTCGGTGAATCACTATTGGATACGTGGGGCTAACAAGACCAATCGATTAAGTAAGCGTGCAATCCACTTTATTGACGTTATGAAGCGGTTTATTGAGCCAGCAGGGTATCAGGGCAGAGTTCGAGTAAAGATCGAATACGCGCCACCTGATGCGAAAATGCGCGACATCGATAACATCGTAAAGCCTTGCTTTGACGCTTTGTCAAAAGGTGGGTTAATTCTGGATGATTCCCAGGTGGATGAATTGCTTGTGAAGCGGTTGCCATCAGAAAAAGGCGGGAAGTTGATTATTCAAGTTGAAAAGTTAAAGGTTTAAGGGGAATAGGGATGAATGCGATGGTTAAGGTTCAAAATATTATGCAGGTGGTTGATTGGTCGAAGCACTCACTTGAAGAATGGCTTTATCAGTTTGGCGCATGGATGAATAGCGTGTCTGGTGTGTGTGGTAATAGCGTCAATCCGATTGCTGTTGCTATGGATCAGGCGGTTGTTAAGCAGAAGATTGCAAAGCTGACCGAGCAGCAAAAGAAGGAAATTATTGCGGCTCACTTTCTTGATAGCGAAAAGCCAAAGCTCACACGAAGCAACATCACTTGTCTGATTGATGATAATGAGGCTCGGGCAGTACAGCGTTTAATTCTGGATATGCAGGGCCAAAGTGAAATCATGGATGAGTGGATGGATGCGATTATCTGCCGTTATTTTTATGGGAATTCGTGGGCGCAGATGGTGAAGTGGGAAATGAATCCAGTGGGTGATAAGGTAAAAATATATTCAGAAAACGATGCTCGTGCTGATGTGAAGTGTGGCTTGGCTGCATTGCACTGTCGTTATAAATTTATTGAGTATAAATAATGATTAGGGATTGACCTTGTACAAGACAAATGCTAAATTCATGGTATAGTGGTGCGAAGTGTAAGTAAGTCGCACTACTGATAAAGGATATTCACGAAAGCCAAAACGCCATGAGCGAGATTACGTGATGCGAAAGGGAACAATGAAATGGCAACCCTTAGCCCCTAGACACAAAGCGGTATTAGCGCATAAGGCAAAATGCAAAGTGTGTCAGTTAAGCCTAGAAGAAGCTCATCGAAAGGTGGGCTTTTTTAATGCCCGTGAAAAGGCAACCTAGCCTACTGGAGTGCTGACCAGTGGAACATGCCATCGAGTAAACTTCCTTCGGGAATCTAGACTAGGGAGTGGCGTCCCGACCTAAAGAGGATTGAAAGCAAGTAAAGCAGACCGTGCATGTTAGGTGTGTGTGATTGTGAGTAGCGGTAGATCAGTTGCCGAGCTG